ATGCGCAGACCCGTCGAGCTCTCCTACCGCCGTCGTATCAATCTGGTAATCGCGTATATCGGCGGTCATCTCGATGCGCCCCTCGACGGCAATGAGCTGGCAGCCGTCGCAGCGATGTCGCGCTTCCACTTCTACCGCGTATTCGTGGCCATGACTGCATTGACGCCAGCCGAATACGTATTCCTCGCGCGCATGGCGCGCGCGGTCGAGCGCCTGCGTGAGAGTCGGGAGCCCGTGACCGCAATTGCACTTGACGTCGGATTCGAGAGCGGGCCGTCTTTGGCCAAGGCACTCCGTCGTCACTTCGGCATGAGCGCGAGCGAGATCCGTGTCTGCGCCGTTGATCCGCGTCTGACGATCCGGCAACGCTTACCCACTCCACGACGAAGAAAGGACTCACCGATGCCCACGCCGAACATCGTCTCCCTCGCCGACCAACAGGTCCTGTGCGCCACCGAGCGCGGACGTGCTAACCACGATATGGGCCCCGCCGCGCGGCGCGCGTTCGAGCGCCTCTTCGAAGGTGCCACCGCGATGGGCGTGGTTCCTCAGGTGCAGCGCGCCATTGCGATGTCGCCGGACGCGCCGCGCGGTCCCGACGATCCTGACCAGCGCTTCGTCGCCGGCTACGTGATCGACGGCCCGCTGCCCGAGCCGATCGAAGGCCTCCATCTCGAAACACTGCGCGGCGGCCGCTGGGCAGTCTTCCGCCACCTTGGCCCTTACACGACGTTGTGGCAGACCTGGACCAGCGCGTACCGCGACTGGGTGCCGCGTGCTGGCTGCACGCTGCGCGACGAGGTGCCCTTCGAGCACTATGTGAACGAGCCTGCGGATGTCCCGCCGGATCAGCTCATCACCGACATCTACGTGCCGATCATCTGAAGCCGCCCTTCTAGGTTCGGCCACCGGTGAAACGGCCGGAGGCCAACCGAACTGCCATGCATCGCTACCACGCACTGGCGAAGGGGCGACCCTGTGCAGTACTCGAGTGGCGTTCCTTGACGCCAGATTGCTTTGACGCCGTGCGTCCCAGTCCCTTGGCCTTCTCCGGTGGGGTTGGGACGAGGCGGCGATATCTGTCGCCGAAATGTCCTAAAAGGCATTGTGGACCTTGCGGATCGTCGGCACGGGTGCGGCCTCCGCGCTCTTAAGCACGTAGGGTTCGAATCGAATCACCTCCTCCCCCACCCACTCATTCACCTCTCGCATCCGCTCCTGCAGCGGCACGACCTCGTTCTGCGCGAACACTTCCGCCGCCTTCCCCACATCCCCGAACCCGCCCGTGTTGTTCGGGATGATCCCCATCAGCTGCGGCGGCACGCGGTGGGCGGCCAACTGGTCGTCGCGCGTGACGTTCTTGATGTTCCAGAACTCGTCCTTCGCCGCGATCTCCGCCACCGGAATCACCTGGATCCCATCCTTCTTCCCGTTCGGCGCGTACATGAAGAGGTTGCGGAAATTCCCCGGGCCCTTGCTGTCCTTCAACGCCTGGCGGAACGCATCGATGTCGGACTGCTGCTGCGCCGTGTCCGTCATGTAGAAGATCGCGCCGGCGTGGCTGCCGTTCAGGTAGTACTTGCGCCGGTAGAGCGTTGCCGACTCGTTCAACCAGGTCGAATTCAGCGCCGACAGGTACTCCGGCAGCCCATACACCTCCTGGTTGATGTCGGGCTCGATCAGGTGGAAGACGCTGCCGCGCTCGAATTCGTACTCGTTCCCGAAGGTCGGCACGAACCAGTACTGCCCCGGCTCCACGCCGCGCCGCACGTATTTCGCCAGCGCCGGCTCCAGCGCGATCGTCTTGCCCAGCCGGCTTACGCGCCGCTCCAGGTACGCATTCCCGAAGATCAGGAACTCCAGCACCCAGCGCGCGAACGCCGAGCGCGACAGCAGCGGATGCGGCACGAAGGTGCTCACCAGGATGTTCCGCTTCACGTAGATCGGCGAGCTGTGATGCGCCGCCGCGCGAAACGAGCGCGCCAGCCCGTCCCAAGAGATCGGCGGCTCATACCACCGCCCCATGTCCATGCACTCGATGTAGTCGAGCAGCTCGCGCCGGTCGAGCACCGACACCGGATCGCCGAAGGTGAAGGCCTCCGCCCTCGGCACGATCGCCGCCGGTGCGGCCGCAGGTTTCGAATGGCGTTTCCTCGTCATAGTCAGCAGAACTCCATGAAGCCGCTGTTGGTAACCGTCGCGCCCTCCAGCGGCTCATTGGCCAGCGCGTGCATCGTTGCCCACGCGAGATCCGCGTGGCTTGTCTCTTCCGAGCGGCCGGCCTCGAACGTCACCTGCCGCCCGCTCGCCGTCGTCGTCTTCTTGATCGCCATGAAAGCCGCGGCCAGATCCACCGCGCCCGTATCGAACTCCAGCCGGCCGTTGCGGATCACATCCATCGCCTTGAGCACCAGCCGCGTCTTCACCTCCACGCTGTACTGGAACGCGCGCGCCGCGGGATAGAACTGGCGCACCAGCTGGAACACGCCCTGCCCGATGCCGGTCGTATCGATGCCGATGTAGCCCACGTGGTAGGCCCCGCATACCTTGCGGATCCGCTCCGCCTGCTCCTGGAAGTCCATCCCGCGGAACTGCACCCGCTCGAGCACGCGAAACTTCCCGCCGGCCACCAGCGGCGGCGCCACCACCACCAGCGCCGCGCTGTCGCCCGTGTGCGAAGGGTCGTACCCCAGCCACACCTCGCGATGCCCGAAGGGCCGCGGCGCCAGCGGCTTCACATCGCTCCACGCATCCCAGCTGTCGACCATGCACCGCTGCAGCATCGCCAGCGGAAACACCGAGGCGCCGTCATCAATGAACTGGCACATCAGCAGGTTCATGAACTCTTCGGCGCTGTAGTCCAGCCGAAGCTGCTCGATGTCGAACAGATCGCACCCACCCGCGATCGCATCCATCACCGTCACGATCTGGCGCCACTGCCCGTCTTCGCAGCGGCGTCCTGCGGCCAGCGCGTCGTGCGACACATCGAGCTTCACCTTCTCCGCGTTCGGTCGCCCCTTGTTGAAGCGCTCCCCGGACCAGAACGGATACGCCGCGTGCGACAGCGCCGAAGGGGTGGAGAAGTAGGTCAGCCGCCACTTCCTGTGCATCGCCATGCCGGAGGCCACCTTCCGGAACTCCTCGAACTTCGGAATCCAGAAGTACTCGTCCATGTAGACGTTGCCGTGATAGCCCTGCGCCGTGCGGCTCGACGTGCCCAGGAAGAAAAGCTCCGCGCCGTTCGGCAGCACGATCGGATCGCCCTGCAGATCGACGTCCGCCACCTCCCGCGCGAACTGCTTGATGTAGCCCTTGAAGATGTGCGCCTGCGCTTTTGAGGCCGACAGGAAGATCTGGTTGCGCCCCGTCTGCAGCGCATCGATCAGCCCCTCGCGGGCGAAGTACCAGGTCGCCCCGATCTGCCGGCTCTTCAAGAGGTTCCTCACGCGCTCGACGAGCCCCGCCCGGTACCAGGTTTTCTGGTACGGAAACAGATCCTGCATGAACGCGTCGACCAGCTTCTCCTGCTGCTCGTCGCTGATCGCATTGCGTGTCGGCGCCTTCTTCGGCGCCGTGTTCTGGTTCGCAACCTTCGGATTCAGATCCGCTTCATTGGCGCCGCTGCGGTACCGCTGCACGCGCGCCAGCCGCTCGACCTGGCGGCCAAGCAGATCGATCTCCTTGAAGTCGCGCCCATCCTTCTCAGGCTTCGTTATCAGCTGCTGGATGCGCGCCTCGAGCGAGGCCTCGACGCGGTCGATCGGATCGCTCGCATCCCACGCATCGCGCCGCTTCCATGAATGGATCGTGGAAGCCTTCTGCGCCAGGTGTTCGGCGATGCGCGCAATGCGCCAGCCCTGCCAGTACAGGTCACGGGCGCGGCGGCGTGGGTCGAGTTCGGATTCGATCGAAGCGAGCATGGCGGCCATGCTGCGGCCGCGCGCGCGCGATAGTAGGGATCACCCGTTGTAGCGGGAGGTGGCACAACTAGACTGCAGCGGATCACGACGTGCTTCACCGAGGAATGTCACACCTAGACGTCCGGATCCACCCACGCCGTGCGACACGGCCATACCATGGGCAGCGGCACTGCACGCCTCACAATTGTTATATGGTGGCAGTCGCCAGGCCAATAATCATTGGACGTCATAACCATGCTGGAAGCGCTGGGCGGATTCCTCGGCAAGACCCTTGGGGCGTTTGTAGCGCCGTTGTGGCGATATTTGATCGCGACCTTTCGACGCCCCAACATCCGGCGGGTCAAGGCACCGAGAAATCTGCTTGAGCATCTGAAACCTTCGACATCGCAAGACCATGCGCGTGCGCTCCTCGGACCGGCGCACCAAGTCGTAGAACAGTACTGGTTCTATCGGTTCGCGGACGTTCTCGTGCAGATAGAATTCTGGGAAGGGAGCGGAGCAAAGACGGTCGCACTGGGGCTCGTTGGGCAGGGGAAGGAACATCGCTTTCCTGTTCCCGGCTTCAAGAAACCACTCGGACAACTTACTATTGCTGATGTCAATTGCGATGGGAGCGCCCTTCGATTCCGCAACTCCCTTCGCCATGAAGAGGTCCTTGTGGAGGTGCGATTTGGCCCCACCGGCGCATGGACCAATTGGACATTTGGTGCAATGTCGGCAGTAGGCAGTCGAGCGCTTCACGAGTCTTACTTTGAGTGGGACATCGAGACGGATCAGCTAAGGACCGACCCGTCACTAGTGTTGGTCAACTGGGTGGCCGCATCGAACAGCGGAGACGAAGCGTACTTCGACTGGTCAATGGCCTGACGATCCTCGCTCGTGTCTGCCCAAGTGTTGAGCAAACCCGTACTCGCGTCCCCTACGGCATTGGGAGGAACGCATGCCGAAACGACCTTTCGAATTCAAGGAACCGACGCAGGATCAGGCGAGGCTGAGGCAGGACGGTCGTTGCGCTCATTGCGGCGAGAATCTTGACGATCTGTACGAAGCCGCGCATCACGTGATCCCGAATCAGTCCGGCAATCCACGTAATCCCAATCACGCCTGGCTGACTTCCGTAGAGAATTGCGTCGTCCTCTGTGGAGACTGCCACGACATCGTGCACGACGGCTCCCGGTTTCGATACGGTGCAGTTGCACCGCCCAGCTACTTTCCTTTTTCACATGGCGAGAACAAGGCTGCCCACCATGTGTGGATCAAGGAAATGGAGTCACGCGAGAAGACAATCTGGCGCTAGCGCTGCGCGATGGCACGTGTGGCCGTCCGCAAACTTGGCTCCGCCCCGCGCGGGGCTTGTTGTTTCCCGCCCCCCACAACCACCCCGCATTGCCCCACCCGCTCCCCCACGCCGACCATCCGTCCTGACACCCCCGCCCCACCCGGCAACAGGACATCGACATGGCAAAGAGCAAGTTTTTCCGCGTGGCCACCGAAGGCGCCACGACTGACGGCCGCACCATCTCGCGCGACTGGATCGTGCAGATGGCCCGCAACTACAACCCGAAGACCTACGGCGCGCGCATCAACCTCGAACACTTCCGCGGCCTGCTGCCCGATGGCCCCTTCAAGGCCTACGGCGACGTCATCGCGCTGAAGACCGAGGAACTCGACGGCAAGCTCGTCCTCCTCGCCCAGCTCGACCCCACGCCCGAACTCGTCGAGCTCTCCAAGAAACGGCAGAAGATCTACACCTCGATGGAGGTCGACCCGGACTTCGCCAAGACGGGCGAGGCCTACCTGGTCGGCCTCGCCGTCACCGACAGCCCCGCCTCGCTCGGCACCGACATGCTGCAGTTCTGCGCCCAGGCCAAGGTCCACCCGTATGCGGACCGCAAGCAGCGCCCCGAAAACCTCTTCACCGCCGCCATCGAATTCGAGCTCGCGCTCGAAGAAGCCGACCCGCAGCCCACCGACGAAGGCCGCAGCCTCTTCGCGAAGGTGAAGGACCTCCTCACCGGCAAAACGAAGCACGACGCCGAACGCCTCGACGACGCCGCCCGCGCCATCGAAGCCATCGCCGAAAGCCAGCGCGACCTGCTCGACCAGTTCGCCGCCCTGACCCGCGCGCGCACCGAAACCGAAGCCGCCCTCGCCAAGCTCACCCAGGCACAAGACGGTGCCGCCACCGCATTCACGCAATTGCGCGACGAACTCGCCAGCACCGACAAGAACAGCACCCGCCGCCCCACGGCCACCGGCAGCAACGCCGCGATCGTCACCGACTGCTGATCGCCGCACCCCCGGCCCCAACGCACAGAACACCCGGAGCACCCCATGCGCAACGAAACCCGCCTGGCATACAACGCCTACCTCGACCAGCTCGCGCGCCTCAACGGCGTCCCCTCGGCCACCGAAAAGTTCGCCGTCGCCCCTTCCATCCAGCAGAAGCTGGAAAACAAGATGCAGGAGAGCAGCCAGTTCCTTGGCCGCATCAACGTCGTCGGCGTCATCGAACAGCAGGGCGACAAGCTGGGCTTGGGCGTCGGCGGCCCCATCGCCGGCACCACCGACACCACCAAGCAAGACCGCCAGACCATCGACCCCACCTCGCTCGACGAGCGCGGCTACTTCTGCGCGCAGACCAACTCCGACACCCACATCACCTACGCCAAGCTCGACATGTGGGCGAAGTTCCCCGACTTCCAGACGCGCATCCGCAACGTCATCCTCAAGCGCCAGGCGCTCGACCGCATCATGATCGGCTTCAACGGCGTCTCGCGCGTCGCCACCTCCGACCGCGCCGCCAATCCGCTGCTGCAGGACGTCAACATCGGCTGGCTCGAGAAGTACCGCACTCACGCCCCCGAGCGTGTGCTCACCGAAATCGCCGCCGGCTCCAGCAAAGTCGAGATCGGCCCCGACGCCGACAAGGCCCACGGCTACAAGAACCTCGACGCCCTGGTCTTCGACGCCGTGAACAACCTCATCGACCCCTGGTACCGCGAAGACACCGAGCTCGTCGCCATCCTTGGCCGCGACCTCCTCGCCGACAAGTACTTCCCCATCATCAACGCCAACCACGAACCCACCGAAACGCTCGCCGCCGATCTCATCATCAGTCAGAAGCGCGTCGGCGGCCTGCCGGCCGTGCGCGTGCCCTTCATCCCCGCCGGCACGCTCGTCATCACGCGGCTCGACAACCTCTCCATCTACTACCAGGAAGGCGCGCGCCGCCGCACCGTGGTCGACAACGCCCGCCGCGACCGCATCGAAAACTACGAATCCAGCAACGACGCCTACGTCGTCGAGGACTACACCATGGGCTGCGTCGTCGAGAACATCGAGATCGCAGGCAACTGACCATGGCCAGCCCCGCCCAGGCGCACTACCTGCGCCACATCGCCGCCAGGGAGGCCGCGCAGGCGGCCCCCGAAGCCGCGATGGAAAACGCCACCGGCTACGAGCTCATGCTCGCCAAGCTCGCGCAGGACCGCCGGCGCCTCAAGGACATCCAGTCCATCGCGCGCAAGGTCGACGTCAAGCGCGAGCTCCTGCCCGACTACGCCCCGTGGATCGACGGCGTGCTCGCCGCCGGCCGCGGCGCGCAGGACGACGTGCTCATGACCGTGCTCGTCTGGCGCATCGACACCGGCGACTTCGCAGGCGCCTTGGCCATCGCCGCCTACGCCCTGCGCCACCGCCTCACGCTGCCGGACCAATACCAGCGCACGCTCGCCTGCCTCCTCGCCGAAGAGTTCGCCGACACCGCCATGCACACGCGCGAGGCCGGCAACCCCGTCGACGCACAAAGCCTCATCGCCATCGAAGCGCTCACACGCGAAGAAGACATGCCCGACGAAGTGCGCGCCAAGCTCCACAAGGCGCTCGGCTTCGCCCAGCTCGACACCGACAAGCCCGCCGCCCTCGAACACCTGCGCCGCGCGCTGCAGCTGCACGACAAGGCCGGCGTCAAGAAAGACATCGAGCGCCTCGAGCGCGAGATCAGGAACGCAGCCAGCGCCCACAAAGGTAGTGGCTGACCACCGAGCGTGACCACGCGCCGGGCGGCACGGGGCCGCGGCGAGGGTTCCTTCCCTTGTCCCTCCACCAAAGCCCCGTCCACCGCCCACCCGACCGAGCAACCACCATGAGCTTCATCGCCACTGCAGACACCGCCAACCCGCTCGCCGACACGCTCGCCAACGCAAGCTTCTTCCCGGACATCGACCTGCAGGACCTGCGCGACGCCATGCGGCTCGACGGCACCGTTACGCCCGCCCGCCTACGCCACGCAGCGGTCGAAGCCACCGCCAGCGTCAACGACGAGCTGCGCGACTGGCGCCTCGCGCAGCAAACCGCAGGCCACGCGCGGCTCGCCGACATCCCCGCTGACAAGATCGGCGACGACACCGTGCTCGTCGCACGCTACCTGCGCGCCGTCTACTGCCTCACCAAGGCCAACCTCACCGAACGCTATCGGGACTTCGACGCCACGCACGACGGCCACGCCCGCGCCACCGAACTCGAATCCCCCATCGACGACCTGCGCCGCGACGCCCGCTGGGCCATCACCGACATCCTCGGCGCACGCCGCACCACCGTGGAGCTCATCTGATGCGCGTGCGCGCCCAACAGGCAGACACGCTCGACGCCCTCTGCTGGCGCCACTACGGCACCACCACCGTGCTCGAGCAAGTGCTGCAGGCCAACCCCGGGCTCGCCGACCTCGGCGCCGTACTCCCGCACGGCACCCCGGTCGAACTCCCCGACCTCACCGCCGCGGCGCAAGCGCGCACGGTGCCCACCGTCCAGCTCTGGGACTGAAGGGAAGCCGCATGGAGCCCACGACGAACAGCGCAGCCCGTAACGGCTGGCACCTCGACAAAACCATCGGCGTCACGCACCTCATCACCACGCTCACGATCGCCGGCGGCGTGCTCGCCTGGGCCAACACCGTCGACCGTCGCCTCTCGCTGCTCGAAGTCGAACAGCAACACCAGCACCAGACCGACGAACGCCAGGACACCCTGCTTCGCGAAAGCATCGCCGCCATCCGCGACACGCTGCGCGAAATGAAAGAAACCATGAACCGCATCGACGACCGCACAAGGACCCGCTGACATGCTCGAACGCCTCAAAACCTACCGCTTCTGGGTCATGTGGATGGCCGCGCTGGCCGTCATCCTCTGGTACTGGCTCACCGACCCCTTCGCCGGGCGCGACACCGCCATGCGCCTGCAATCGCTTGCCTGGGTCGTCGTCTTCGCCGGCCCCGCCTACTGGCTGCGTCGCGCGTTTGCCGACGCCGCCAGCGGCCGCGCCGCGTATGCCGAAGCCATGAAAGGCAACGTCGCCGCCGGCATCGTCTATGCCGCGCTCTGCCTCATGGCCGCCATCCTGTTTCTCGCTGTCGCCGTCGTGGGTCGCGCCAACGCTGCTGAGCCACCTGCGGCCGCACGTGCCCTGCTCCCCGTGCTGCATGACGAACAGATACGCCTGTGGCCCGATCACCCCGCCCCGGCCGTCCTCGGCGCACTCGTCGAACAGGAAACCTGCCCCAGCCTCACGCACCCGAAATGCTGGTCGCCACGCGCGGAACTCAAGACCAGCCGCGAACTCGGTTTCGGCCTCGGCCAGGTCACCGTCGCCTACCGCGCGGACGGCAGCGAACGCTTCAACCGCTGGGCGGAACTGCACCGCGAACACCGCGCCGAGCTCGCCACCTGGTCGTGGCCCGCGCGCTACGACGCCCGCCTGCAGCTGCGCGCCCTCGTACTCGACAACCGCAGCTGCTACGCATGGGCCAGCCAGCTCGTGGGGATCGGCGAAGAGGCGCTGGCCTTTTGCGACGCCGCCTACAACGGCGGCCGCGCCGGCGTGCTCGCCGACATGCGCGTCTGCAGCGCCACACCCGGTTGCAATCCCGCGCGCTGGTTCGGGCACGTCGAGCACACCAGCACCAAGAGCCGCGCGCGCTGGCAGGGCTACGGCGCGAGCCCCTTCGACATCAACCGCACCCACGTGCGCAACGTCATGATCGTGCGCCGGCCGCGCTACGTCGCCGAACTCGGAGCGCCCGCGTGATCGCCACATCGCTCGTTCCCGCCGGCTGGTCGTGGCCTACCCGCGTCCTCGCCGCCGCACTCGTTGCGGCCGGCCTGCTCGCTGTCGGCTGGCTCCACGGCGCCCGCCACGTACAGGACTCGTGGGACGCAGTTAGCCAGCAGCAGAACGAGCGTGTCGCCACTGTGAGAACGCGGCAGGCCGACGCCACCGCTCAGGTCGTCACCCAGTACGTCGACCGCCTGCGCACCGTACGCGTCGCCGGCGAAACCCTCGTGAAGGAAGTCCCCGTCTATGTCCCGCTGGATACCCCTGCTCTGCCTGGCGGCTGGCGCGTGCTCCACGACGCCGCCGCCCGTGCAAAGCTTCCCGACCCCGCCGCAAGCGCTGATGCAGCGCCCGTCCCCGCTCAAGACGCTGCCGCCACCGTCGCCGGCAACTACCTCACCTGCCACGAACAGTCCGAACAACTGACCGCCCTGCAGGATTGGGTCACCCGCCAGATCGAGGCCGCCCGATGAAGAAGCCCGCGAGCCTGCGCACCGCACTCACCGCCGCCGTGCCGCACCTGAAGCGCAACCCCGACGCGCTCCACATCTTCCTCGACGAAGGCCGCATCATCGCCACGGCCGCGCCCTCACTGTCGTTCGAATACCAATACGTGCTCAACGTCATCGTCACCGACTACAGCGACCACGCCGACACGCTCATCGTCCCCATCCTCGCCTGGCTGCGCCGCAACCAGATCGAGCTGCTCCTCAACCCCGAGCGTGGCCGCGACGGCTTCCGCTTCGAAGCCGACATCCTCAACCACACCACGCTCGACCTCTCCATCAAGCTCACGCTCACCGAACGCGTCGTTGTGGCAGAAGGCGACGGCAAGCTCACCGTCACCCACTGCGACGAACCGCCGCCCGACGTACTTGAAAACATGGATTTCCTGGTGAAGGGCGAACCGGCGTGAGTCAGGACCTGCACGAGCTCGAAGCCTGGGCCGCCGCGTTGATCGAACGCCTCACGCCAGCCGCGCGGCGCAGGCTGGCTCGCGACATCACAACCAAGCTCCGCGCCAGCCAGCAGCAACGCATCGCCGCCCAGCTCAACCCGGACGGCACGCCTTACGCACCCCGCAAGCCGCAGCTGCGGAAGAAGGCGGGCCGGATCCGCCGCACCATGTTCGCGAAGCTGTCGACGGCGCGGTTCATGAAGACCGAAGCGAGCCCGGATGCGGCGTTCGTCGGTCTCATCGGGCGGGTTGAGCGGATTGCCCGGGTGCACCAACTGGGTCTGCGGGACCGCGTGCAGTCAAGGGGCCCTGAATACAACTACCCGGCCCGTAAGTTACTGGGCATCACCGGGGAAGACCGGAGTCGAATCGGCAAAGATCTCCTGACAAGTCTCGTCTAGCTTATATGGCACGCTGGAGCCGCTCGGCTTTCCTGGCCGAAAGAACGGGGTGCGGGGACGCGCCATTAAACCTGAGGCCTCCCGCACATCTTTTTGCGCCGTGGCAGTGTAACAACCTCTAACGGCACGTTATTGTCTCGTTCGGATAGAAGAACCCGAGAACCGAACCAGGCGAGAACATGGAAATCATTGAAGCGGTGCTGCACAGGATCTCAAAAGAACGACAGACCTCGGGCCCCGGCTCCACGACGGTCACGGCTCGGCCTAACGCCTCGCCAGTCGATGCTGTGCTGAGCCGTATGGCCGAAGACTTGAGGAAAATCTATACGTCCTCCGCTCAAGGCTACGGCATCTTCAATGCTGACGAAAACGTGTACCCATTTCCGCGCCTGCTGCGCGAGCACCGTGAAGGGGCCAAGAGTTTCGTCGAGCTGACACAGAACACGTTGAGCCTAATCGCCGCCAAGATGGCAGATGAGCACTTCGCGACTGGCGGATACGTACTGTTTCTTCGCTACGACGACGTCGGCCACGAGTGGATGATGATTGCGATGCTCAAGCTGCGGCCAGGAACCAGCGTGAACGACGAGACACTGGAACTGATGGAAACGGTCAGTCTGGACCTCGATCATCTGCATGAAGCCGCGCGCGTCGACTTGACGAAGTGGCAGGAGAACCAGCAGCCATATCTTTCCTTCATCAAAAAACGGGCCGGTCAGGACGTATCGAGTTACTTCCGTGGCGCCTTGGGATGCACGGACTACACTGACTCGAAGCACCACACTGAAAAGATCAAAAAGGCGCTGGAAGACTTTTTCGTAGAGAGGCAATGGACACGTGAGCAAAAACAAGTCGCGAAGAAGACCTTCGTTGAACTGTGCGAGGCGCACGTTCAGGCTGGCGACCCCGTCAACCTCGATGCCTTGTCAGCAGTAATCGATACGCAAGAGCCTGCTTCGTTCGCCACCTTTGTTCGAGAGGGTGACTACCCCGTCAGCAACGTCTTCCAGCCCGCGAAGTCCGTCTACTCGAAATGGCGCCGAATCGTCAGGAGTTTCGGCTCCGTGAAGGTTGCGTTCGAAGTTCAGGACGTGACAAGCGGGACCGTTGATTATGACGAGGACAACGGCTATATGGTCATTCGCAACCCGCCACAAGACCTAGTCGATCAGATCCGTGAAAGCCGAGCCGCAGGCGATGACCCTGCCTGAAGACCCCCTCGAACTGCTCGCCCTCCTATGCAAGAACATGGAGGGCCTTGAGGTAGGTGCGGGCGTCTTCGAGGGGCGGGTCACCGATTCTCTAGATTTTGCCGATGTTGTTTCGCGTCTGGAGACGGCCGATCTTCTGGAGACTTCCTATCCGACGTCACGAACAGTTGAAGGACGCCTACCTCCCAGTTTTTTCTGCTCAATGGACGAGTTCCTGGAGGCGCCATCTAGGAGGAGAGAACGACCAGCCCGCTTCTACGTTCGAGACCTGGATTTGCTGGTCGATTCGGAAGCGCCAGTCGAGTCGCTTCCGACCGTCGTGCGGCACTACACGCAGGCCACCCGCCTCTTCAACTTGTTGATTAAGGTCGCCGATCACGTCGGCGGTGTAGCAGGTGACAAGACCTGCATCTTGCTCCGGCCCTCTGGCAAGCTCGAGATCCGATGCAACTACGGATATCACGATCTTGTAGAACTAGTGGGTCTTGATGCCTTCGAAAGCGATTTCGTCAGAACGGAAACGCATGCCGCGCAAAAGGTGGCAATCATCAAGACAGCGCTTGGGGAGATCTTCGCAGGCACCAATCGAATCGATTTTTCGGCGCTCCTCAGACGGTTTGAAGCGTTCGCGGACAAGGTTCGAGGTGGGTACGATCTGTACATGGCCGAGTTCTCCTTCCAGAAGGTGAAGGAGGCGATCGAGAGAGAGAAACTCGATGCCATGGTGAAGCTGAACAAAGTATTCTCCGATATCCAAAACCAATTGCTTGCTGTACCGGCGGCATTGGTGCTGATCGGCGGTCAAATGCAGGAGGGCCCGACATGGCAACTCAAGAACGTGCTCATCTGGCTAGGGGCTCTTGTCTTCGTGATTCTGATGAGCCTCCTAATTAGGAATCAACGGCACACCCTCAAGGCAGTCAAGGACGAGATCGACCAGCAGCGCGCTCAGTTTGAGATCAAGTACAAGAATCTCGTCAGCAGATTCGAGGCTGCCTATGGGGAGATAGACAAGAGGTATAGACACCAAGCGTGTTTGATCACGACAGTGGACGCGCTGGTGGGTCTCTCTTTCATTTGTGCCTCCGCGATGCTGCTGTGGTATTCGAACGCCCTCTGGCCCTTCTGGCGCGTCATTCGCTTCTTCTAGCAAAACTCTTCTGTAGCGACTTCGGGCTCGAGCGACTTCGGGACATCGGGGCAAGTCTTGCTTTTTGCCTGGCAAGAGGCGGGATCTGCCCCTCAGAGCTCAGAGGACTAACAAAAAACAAAACCTATGCGCCAGAATTTTTCAGGCTTTCTCGGAGCAACTCTGTTGTCTGGCTCCATTTCGTATCACATATCGACCAAACATTTTTCGGTGATTATTCCGACAACGGAGTGGTTTCTCCATCGCACAACTTTTTCGCTGACCTTCGCAACAATCAGCGCTTTTATCGGCGTCGTTTTGATGACTGCCGGCCTAAGAGGATCTCAAGTGGATGAGCATGTGCAGAAGATCGGCGACTCCATTTTTTCCTTCTACGCTTCGGCTGCAGGAAGCGTTTTCGGGTGGGCAAGCGCCGTTAGCGTCGCAGCAGTGCTCGCAGATCCAGGCCGATATTGGCCCATTTCGACTTTGCTGATTTTCATGGTGACGATCGTCGCCCTTGCTCCGCTGATAGGCTTGGCTGCCACACGCGAAGCAGTTGATGAGTTCAATAACCGCTGGTTTCGGCAAAAGTGGCGAGAGCCGGTCGTTCGAGCTTTTGGCTTAGTGCTGTTGGCAGCCTCCATCGTTTTTCTTCTATGGGACCTTGGAATCTAGTATCTCCAGTTCCGGGGAGCAGGTGGGCAAGACGATCTTGCTTCGGTAGAGACTCAGCGCTCGTTGTAGGAAGCCACCTCACAACAAACCCGGCATGACCTCCCCCCGCGCGCGCGGCATCCTCGCCGCATGGACCTCGCGCCCGACCACGCCCGCCGCATTGAAAGCCTGATCCGCCTCGGCACTGTTGCCGAGGTCGACCACGCCCGCGCCCGCTGCCGCGTCGCCAGCGGCAACCTCACCACCGACTGGCTCCCCTGGCTCGCCCAGCGCGCCGGCACCACCCGCACCTGGAACCCGCCCACGGTCGGCGAGCAGGTGCTCGTGCTCTCGCCCAGCGGCGAAACCGCCGCCGGCGTGGTGCTCATGGGCCTCTATTCCGACACCGCCAAGCCGCCGAGCGACGAAGCGGCCGAAGACATCCGCCTCTACCCCGACGGCGCACGCATCCGCTACAACCACGCCACCGGCGCGCTCGAAGCCACCGGCGTGAAAACCGCTCGCCTCCAGGCCTCCGGAAGCTGCACGCTCGACACCCCGCTCACCACCATCACCGGCGACCTCGTCGTCGAGGGCAAGGCCACGATCAAGGGCCTCTTCACCTATCTGGCCGGCCTCGCCGGCTACGGCACCGGTGACGCCACCACCGTCATCATCGGCCCGCTCACCCAGTCCGACGGCGCGCTCAGCTCCAACGGCATCGTCCTGCACGCGCACACCCACGGCGGCGTCAAAGCCGGCGGCGACACCACGGCAGGCCCGCAATGAGCGCAGCCGCACGGCCGCCCGAAGGCAGCGCTCGCCCTCCCTTGGGGAGGCAGTCGCTTTGCGACGGGAGGGTAGTCCAATGACCTGCACCGGCATGAACGCCGCCTCCGGCCGCGCCATCACCGAGCTCGACCACATCCGCCAGTCCGTCGCCGACATCCTGCTCACGCCGATCGGCACGCGCGTCATGCGGCGCGAATACGGCTCCCTGCTGCCCGAACTCATCGACCAGCCGATCAACGGCGCCACGCGCCTGAAAGCCATGTCCGCTGTCGTCATGGCGCTGCTGCGCTGGGAACCGCGCCTGCGCCCCTCGCGTGTCGATCTCACTTACGGCCCCGAACCCGGCAGCCTCACGCTCGAACTCGTCGCAACGCTGGCCTCAGCCCCGGTCGGCAGCGAGCCAGTCAGCCTCACCGTGCCGCTCACAGGTAGCTTGGTATGAGCGCCATCGTCGACCTCGCCCAGCTCCCGCCGCCCTCGGTCGTCGAATCGCTCGACTACGAAACCCTGCTCGCCCAGCGCAAAGCCGCGCTGCTCGCCCTCGTGCCCGAAGCGGATCGCGCCACGGCGGAAGCCACCCTCGCGCTCGAATCCGAACCGCTCACCAAGCTGCTGCAGGAAAACGTCTATCGCGAACTCGTGCTGCGCCAGCGCATCAACGAAGCCGCACAGGGCGTCATGCTCGCCTACGCCACCGGCGCCGACCTCGACCAGATCGCGGCCAACTACAACGTCACGCGCTTCCTCATCGCGCCCGCCAACGCGAACGTCGTCCCGCCCACGCCCGCCGTGTGGGAAGCGGACACCGACCTGCGCCTCCGCGTCCAGCAAGCGTTCGAAGGCCTCTCCGTCGCCGGCCCGCGCGGCGCCTACGTCTTCCACGCCCGCGGTGCCGACGCACGCGTGGCCGATGCTTCCGCCATCAGCCCCCAGCCGGCCGAAGCCGTCGTTACCGTGCTCGCGCGCGCCGGCGACGGCACTGCGCCGCAGGATCTCCTCGACATCGTCGCAGCCGCCTTGAACGACGAATGGATTCGGCCCGTGGCTGATCGGCTCACCGTCCAGTCCGTTCGCGTCACGCCCTACGCCATCGACGCCGCGCTCTACATCTACCCCGGCCCCGAATCCGAACCGATCCGGCAGGCCGCCATCGCGCGGCTCGTCGCGTACGTGCAGGCCCAGCGCCGGCTCGGCCGCGACATCCGGCGCAGTGCCGTCATCGCAGCACTCCACGCGCCAGGCGTGCAACGCGTCGAACTCGCCCAGCCCAGTGAGGACATCGTGCTCGACGAAACCCAGGCCGGCTACTGCACTGGCTACACCGTCACCGTGGCGGGCTATGACGACTGATCTATTACCGCCATCCGCCACGCCGCTCGAACGCGCCGTCGCCCGCGCGCTCGCCGCTGCGCACGACCAGCCCGCTCCGCTGCGCAACGTCTGGAACGCGGCCACGTGCCCGCCCAATGCCCTGCCCTTCCTCGCCTGGGCCCGCTCGGTCGACTGGTGGAACGAAGCGTGGAGTGAGGCCACGAAGCGCGCCGTCGTCGAGGCCGCCTTCGAAGTCCATCGCAAGAAGGGCACGCTGGGTGCGCTGCGACGCGTCGTCGCGCCGTTCGGCTACACGCTCACCGTGCGCGAGTGGTGGCAGACTGAACCGCCGGGCCCGCGCGGCACCTTCGAACTCGAAATCCACCTCGAAGGCCGCCCGCTCGCGCCGTCCGACGCCGCCGAGATCGAGCGCCTCATCGACGAAACGCGCCCGCTCACGCGCCACCCGGCCACCATCGCCTTCCGCACTGAAACGCACGGCGGCACGGCCACCGCTGCACTCACGCTCACCGGCGAAACAGTCACCGTCCTGCCGTTCGCACCGCCGCTCGCCCTGACTGGCGGCGGCCCGCGCGCCCTCGCAGCCGTCCACGCTGACGAGTCCGTCGACATCCACCCACTTCACTGACCTCGCCACCATGCAGAACGAGTTCTTCACGATCCTCACCGCATACGGCCTCGCACGCGACGCCGCCTACCGGCAAGGGGGCGCATCCACGCCGCTCCTGACCATGGCCGTGGGCGACGGCGGCGGCGCCCCTGTGGTGCCCAATGAAGCGCAGACCATGCTCATCCGCGAGGTCTACCGCGCCCCCATCACCGACTGCACGCGCGACCCTGCCAACCCCGGCTGCGTCATCGCCGAACTCACCATCCCCGCCGACGTCGGCGGCTGGACCGCGCAGGAAGTCGGCATCTACGACGACACCGGCGCCCTCTACGCCGTCGGCAAACGCATGTCTTCCTCGACTTCGACAACCCCCAGGCGCCGGACCCGCACGATTCCAACGGCATCCACCTGCGCGGCGGCCTGCGCTCGGCCCAGTTGACGCCGCTGGTGACGCGTCTCGGCCGCCCGATCGGCATGTTCTCCACGCACTGGCGCGACCACCGGCCGGGCGAGCGCGAGCTTCGCTATCTGGACCTGCTCGCGCGCCAGGCTGCCGACCTCATCGAAAGACAGCAGACACTCGAACGCATCCATGAGCGTGACGGGGTTCTCACGCGTCTGCAGGCGGGAAGCGTCGTCGATTAGGCACGACCCGGAACGCTTCGACCGCGCCGATGCGCTCGCGATGCAACTCGCCAAGGCGGAGAAAGCGATAGCTCCCTTTGGGATGGCTATGGGCTTTGCGAGCAACTAGCATGAATGTCATGCCTGACCATCAGGGGAGCAAACATGAAACCCGAAGGGATCGCCTTCTTGATGGCCATAGGGTTCGGTGTTGCGGGTCATGGTGCCCATGCAGAGCCGGTCGTGCTCCCCATCAGCATCTCCGGCATCACCTTTCCCGGCCCCCGCACGCTGGTCCTGAATCTGAAGCTGCCTGCGACCCCAGTTTCCACACAGACATTGGCAGACGGGACGCGCCAGGATCTCTTCCAGCTGGCCAGTAGCGACTACCAACTGGCTTGGATAGTGGGCGGCGATCTGTACGGTTCAGAGAACTACTCGATCCCTGCCGCGCGGGTAACGACCAGCCTGAGTCCTTCCGGGTCAAGCTCACTGGGCTTGACGTGGAACATACAGCTCGACTGCCATGGGGGCTGTTTAGCCGAGGCCGACCTGCACCTGCTGATGCAGAGTAAGACCGCATCGCTCTACGCCGATCCATTGACCCGCGACACGTTTCTTCGCTATTCGACATTGGCCGGTCAAGTGGATTATTCCAATGTCGACGTCATGTCCAATGGCGATTTCAGCTATGGCTACGTCACCCGCTTTTCAGCGTCGACCGTGCCAGAGCCGACACCCTCCGCCTTGATGCTGGCAGGACTGGCCATGTTCGGGTTAGCGTGGGCGAGATACGGGGCCGCGACGCATCGCCACGATCCTGCATCGCATCGGGTCTGGGACCGAGATTCAACAGCGTTGTGGAACCGCGACGTGTTTCGGACGCGGTCTCGCCACGCTCGTTGTGTCTGA